CACCCCACGGATAGACCCAGATACAAGAGCATTAAAGATGAACGAACCAGTGTCAACGTATGTTTCAGTTTCGTCAATGTCTGCTGCCAGTTTGGTGAAGTCATCTCCAATCTCTTTTACAATTTCCTTCAAAAAATCCATAAATTAGTTCCAACGTTTTGTTTTCAAGTATTCTAGCACATCTCCACGAACATCCATAAGCTCATGGAAACATCTTTGGTTATGAGCACATTGCCTTAATGAAGGATCTGGTTTTAAAACAGACTCAATAAAAAGATCTAGGCCTCTATTCCACTTGTCATGTTTTCCTTCACCATCATCAATAGTATACTGATCTTTCATGAGAAAAAGTCCTCCAGACTTACCGTTTTTTCGATATTCCATCCAATAGCATCCAAGATCACTTTTAAAGGATCTACAAATGATTTACTGAATTGCAGTTCATAATCAACATATCTATTTAAGTCCAACTCTTTGGGGAATTCCTGAATAAAAGAAAATACATTTTCATGTATCGTATTTGGAACTTTCAAATAGCAAAACTTAATCTTCTCACCATTTTGAATCAAAGAATATTTATTGATAAGTTTTTTTTCTTTTATATAATGGTTAAAAAGTAAAGCACCCCGAACATGAATGGGCGATCCCTTTCTATAGATCACATTATTATCTTTGAATTTTTCTACATCAGAAACAGATCTTGGAAATGAAATTTCTTCAGGAGTTAAGTTTCTAAAATCTTTACGACACTTAGCAATGAAATCAATCACTTCATCTTCAGTGCCATTCATCATCAGTTTAAGACCATCCTTAATCATCTGACGACAAGGAGCAGGAGTAGATGATTTAACAGCCTCAAGTCCCATAATCTTTAGTTTGGGTTCTTCATAACGAACACCTTCACTGTCCCACACGTTAAGAATATAACGCTTCTTGGCGGTCCAAATACCACGTTCAGCGATATTCTCACGCTTCATACTCATCTTTTGTTCATACGCCGAAAGGTAGTTCGCAAGGTCCTGATAAGAGGATTCGATGAATGGTTCCAACTTATCTTCACAGATCTTATCAAGTATGGTAACAATCGCAGTTTTGTCGCCAGACTTAGAAGCAAAAAATTTATCAACAAGAGGTCCAAGATTAAGGTATATCGAATCAGTGTCGGATGCGATGACATAATCTACACCTTCTGTTTTTAAAAGATTATTTAGATATACGTTCATCTCATTCTCAATCCAACGAATTGAAACTTGACCTGATAAAGTAATTGCTTCAGCGTTTGCTAACTTGTAATAACGGAAGTATTGATTACCAATCGCACCATAGGCAGAGTTAAGAGAGATCTTCTTAGCCATCTGAATGTTATTACATCTAGAAATCTCTTTCTCAAGATCTTTTGTTGGTGTTTTCTCATACTGCTGCTTTGCTTTGATCATCCTCTTCTTGAAGATGACACGCTCTCCATACATTTTCTCCATCAACTCAGGCAAGAATCCCTTCTTATCCTTGCGATACATTGCACCATTAGCACATACCGCTCTGTCTTTGTATGAGTCAAATGATATTTCTTTTTTAAGAATCTTATCGACTGTAACTGATGGGTGTCTAGTCTCGCATAATGTCTCTGGAGAAATATTATACTGCATAATAAGATGAGGGTAGAGACTATTAAGGTCAAAAGAGACTACCCAATCATATACTCCAGGATTCGGTTCCTTAACATATGCTCCTGCATACTTTTCGTTCTTGTCAGACTTTTCCTTAGGAGGAATTACGATATCTTTCTTTTTAAGATAGTTGTAGATAATCGCATCCCACATACGAACCTGATAGAACACATCATTATAATTTACCTTGGCATCATATGCCATAGTAAGTGCTAGTTCAATGAGTTTCATCTTGTCCTCCATACGGTCAACAAGTTCAACGTCAATGATGTTGTATTCTACAAACTTTTGCCATCCATGAGTATAGAAATCTTTAAAGGTTTCAAACTCAGAGTGATCAAGTTTCTTTTGGCCAAGTTCCACACTTGCAATATAATCTAGACGGTAAGATTCTTGTGCCTTGTAAGTAAATTTCTTATATAGATTTAGATAATCTAACTGAGATACTCCACCAACATCATAAGAAGTTTGCTTACGACCCTTAATGTAAATCTCACGTTCAGTTACAAGTCCCCAAGGAGACAATCGTTTCATCAATTTTTCACCAAGAATACGCTCAATACGACGGACCATATATGGCATATCATACAGTTCACTATTCCATCCAGTAACAATATCAGGAGTGTTTTGCATCCACCAATTGATGAAATCATTCAGCAGATCAAACTCATTATTGAACCTTTTGTAATAATGATTACCCTGTTTTAGCTTAAAAGGACCTTGACCCCAGGTAATAATTTCTTTGGTTGTATAATCCTGAATTGTAATCAACAGAATTTCTTCTGCAGCCGATTCTACATCTGGGAATCCATTCTCAGATGCAACCTCAATATCAATTGTAACGAGATTGATTTTGGAAATATCAAACTCAATTTGATCCTTCGTATACTTGTCAGAAATATACTGATATATGAATCTTTCACATCCATATACATTAAAATCTTCTATACCATCATACTTTTTGATGAAGTCACGACAGTCACGAACAGTTCCTGGTTGAATTGATTCAACATAATTTCCCTCAAGTGTTTTATAATTCGTCTTCCTATTAGAAGACACAAAAAGGGTCGGTTGAAACTTCTCGCGGGTTTGAAAACGTTCTCCATTTTCATATCCTCTAACAAGAAATTGGTCTCCGACCATTTGAACGTTCGTGTAGAATCTCATTCTTTAATAAAGTTTTCGTATGCCGTGAGCAGTTGCTTGGTTGGCTCAACTAGAGTTAGTATATCATCAGAATGCATTGAAAGCACTTTTTGATCGCTGACTCCAGGCCAACGAACGAGTCTTTTTTCAACGTCTGATTCTTCATCTTCACATAAGATTCTAACTGGATCAGTTAATTCAGTATCTGCTTCTCCAGATAGAGCATCAGTATCAAACTGATTAACCTTGGAGATCAGTACCAGATCCAGATTCTTCAGTAAGATGCACAGGACCTGATTCTTCTTCATTGCCATGATTTTTTTCGTAATTTTTGTACATTTCAGCCAATTGTGAAATTGGATCGACTAGAGTAACAACCCATTCTGGTGAAAGATAAATTTTATCTTGTTCGGTAAATCTAGGCCATCTAGTCATTGATAGCGTAAGTTCTTCTTCATATTCATTGACACGAGCGACTTGATAATCTTCATCGCCTTCTAGAAGAAAATCATCATCATCATCTCCTTCAGTTTCAAGTTTCATTGGATTGGTAAGAATGTAAGAATAAACTTTCTTACCATCCTCATCCTTTACGCTCTTTACATCGGAGACAAGTTCATCTCCATTTTTTAATAGCAAAAGTTTTAGACTCATGAGTTGATTTTACCTCTGTTTATTTTACCAGAAAAAAGGGGAGGTGTCAACTGGATTTTGCCAGTTACCTCCCCATCGCGGCGACGATATTCAATTTTATTTAGTATTCATTTTTTAGGGGTAAGTGCAAATGCTCCACTCATTACTGCGCCAAAAATGGCAAAAGTTGCTAAGATTTCCATATGCTAAGAAACAAATGTAGTAATGGGAACTCCAATAAAAATAGTCATTAGAGTTCCAGCTGCTAATGCAGTGGTGGTGAAGTTCATTGATACCTCATGATTGATTACAAAATTATTTAGAAATTAATGTATCACTATGATACACTTTTGTATCAATCACCACTCAATTATACCACTTATGTTAGCACATTAAAACCAGACTTTCTTTTGATGATGTTCAGGTACAATCCTACCAAGAACAATTGTTAACAACCCATCCTCAAAGCTAACTGATCTAACTTCCGTATCTTCTGCCAGTGTCCAAGTTCTGGTGAAAGATCGTTGAGCCATTCCTCTGTGGACATAGGTGGTTTCTGTTTCGGTATCCTCTTTTTGTCCTTCGACAAAGAGTTTACCGTCTTGTGTGTAGACATTTACTTCTGCTTTTCTAAATCCTGCAAGAGCAAGTTCTAATCTCGATTCTACGTTGCTGACCGATACTAGGTTGAATGGAGGATAATTCTTTGTTGTTTCGTGAAGAGCAAACAATCTATCGAAGTATTCATCCATTCCAATGCTATTCTTATTTATGCGTTCCATCAGTGCAGGCAGGTCCGCAGCAGTATACCGTGCAAGGTTTCCCATGATTCTTAGCTCCTTTAAAAGCGAGTTTGTGTTTTGTGGACCCCGAAGGCATCCATTACTATTTAACCACAAAGACAAAAAAAGAGGAACGGTGATAACCGAACCTCTTTATAGGGTGTTCCGATTGTAGAGTGTGCCGCACGAAAAGACACACAAGTATTTATTCAGCTTCCTGAGGTTTTTTGCGTTTTCCCANATTGTATTTGGTTTCCAACTCCCAATCATCTTTCTCTTTATAAGCAAGAACTTTAATTTGATTTAGAGGTGCAATATTTGTAATCTTTTCAACATCACAAATTGAAATCAATCCCCAATCAGCGAGAAGTTGTACAATACGATTACGTCTCTGTACGTCATTCACAGTCAGATTTGCTCTCTTTCCATCAAGAGCAAAGAGTTCTTTAAAGTGAACAATATAATACTTTCCTTGCTTATGCAAAATATGACAAGATTGATATAACTTTTTTTCTTTACGAGAAGCAACACCAATTCGGGTCAGTGTCTCACGAACCTTAAGAAAATCATCTGGTTCATTAAGAAGAATCTGCACCATTTGATCAGGTGCCCAATTCACTTCAGGCTCATTAATAACGCTCACTTTTTTCCTCCAGTCTCAAGTTTGGATTTAATAAAATCGATCTGTGTTTTAGACAGAATCTTCAAAGCCTGGAGTGCTTTTTCATTACTATAATCATAGTAAGATTTCACACATTCAAGATCTTTGATATCTTCTTTACGAAGCCAAGGAGAAAATCTCTTTCGCTTTCTGAGACTATTTAGAAGAAAGTCATACTGTAACTTTTTTGGTAAAAAATGAACCTTATTCATTTCATTTGCATACATCAGAGAATCAAGTTCACCAGACAAACATTTGTTTACAATGAATGGGGGATATTTACTGATACAGTCTGGATCTTCTTCGACGAGATTGTTTTTGTTGAAGTTAATAGAGTTTAACCAATCCTTCAATTCCATAACTAAAATTTAGCGGTAACAGAGACAATTGTTGATCCAGGGTTTCTTGCAATAGCAACCCTTTTTGCATCTTCATAATCACGAGCTATTACTTGTTCTTTGAACACAGTGCCCACTTTGTATAGGGTGACTTCACATTTCATCTTTATCTCTCATAGAATAATAAACGTTTCCAGAAATAGAAACTCTAAACTCATCACTTGTATAAAATGGATAAACTTGATGCATCATTTGTGATGGAAAAAGCATCATTGTCCATTCATAAGACTTATCAACTAACACTTTTTGATTATTCAATATACCAAAAGGTTCAATCGTAGTAAATTGAAATAGTGAAGTTGAATTCTCGCTATCATTTACTCTATCAAAATAGACTCCTAATTCATCATCCAGATCATATGGAATTTTTACCCAAATAACGAAACTAAAGACTCCAGTATGATTATGAATTGGATTGAAATCATATTTCTTTGAATAATTTACCCAGACTCTGGAAAGATTAAAGTCATAATCTTGATCACCACTATCAAAAACATTGAATAAGTTTATTCCAAAAACCTTTCCATATTCTCTAGATAAAGACTCTGCAAGATATTTTAAATTGGGTGTTATTGGAAGTCTACATTCCTTCTCATTATGTCCAGCTAAGGACATACAAAAAGAATCTTTGTCACTCTGAAGATTATCAAGAGTTTGTGACAATTCATTTCTTACTATTTCAGGAAGTTTACAGGTTAAATATCCAGGACTTGTAATCCAAGTCGAATCATAATCAAAGTTAAAACCAGTCATCGAATAATTTGAATATCATCAGTCTCAGTCCATAGTTCAATTTCACTACGAAATCGACCTTCAGACTTGAGTTTTTCGTAACGCTTACCTGCTTTCTTTTTCCACCACTTGATAATGTTATCAAGATCATGTTTTTCCCAATTCTGTCCATGACGAAGAGTCTTCTCTTCACCACATAGAACCTCCCGAACATTCTCATAACCAAATTCAGAAGTATAGAATCTCTTCTTTTCTGTTAGTGCAAATGCCTGTGCAATGACTTGATTGAAACG